CGCAGCTCTGGGCGACAGTATGGAGACGCTCACCAACGATGATCTGGCGCTGGTGATGGCCAAAGCCGTCGCGCGGATTGCCATCAAAGACTGGGAAGGCGTCGGAGATGCGAAGGGCAAACCTGCCGCGGTGACGCCCGCAGGCATTGACGCCCTGCTTGAGGTCTGGCCGATCTTTGAGGCGTTCCAAACCAAATACGTCAATTCCGGATTTCTACTGGAGCAGGAAAAAAACGTCTCTGCGCCCTTGCCGACTGGGAGTTCGGCGGGGGCGCAAGCTACTGCGAAGCCTGCACGGGGCCGTGCTCGGACTGCCCGCAAACCATAAACGCTCCGCTGACGTTTGAAGGCGTGCAGGTCTGGGACATTGTGGACCGGCTGGGTGGGCAGATGCGCATCGCAGGCAGGTCGGTGACTGGCTGGGACATGAGTGCAGCGCTGCATCTTGGCGCAGCCCTCGGGGTCTCAGTCAAAGCGCTGGCCGAGCTGTTGCCGCCTGTTGAGGCGGTGATGGTGCGCAAGATCAATGATGACACCCGGACCGCAGCATCCAGTTCTCTGTGCTGATTTTTTTTTGCAATCACAGCTTTGCCCAACACGCATTACTGGGATTTTGAGACAAAAAGAACTGACGGCAGTCCTTCAAAGTGGGCATCACATGTAAGGATCTGGGCACCGTGCGCTTGTGCAGTCGCAAAGATCACTGCATCAGCTGTCGCCAAGCGGTGCACACGACATGCTTCCGCAGCTGCAAGCGCTATCTCGGTGTCCAGCGGTACAACATTACAGACCTGGGTGAAGGCAATCACTTGATCGGCTTTGTCCTCGCCGACTTCACGCGTCAACCATTTTGTCAGCTCAAGCTGCACCATTGTCGGCACCAGCCAAACGCTCTGATCTGGTAAATGCTCTGCCACGTGCTCCGCAATCGCCGAAGCGGTGAGCCACTCGATCCACGCTGAAGTATCAACAAGGACCACTAAAAACGGTCCGCCCGATCACGATAGTCGGTGGCCTGTGCACCTTTGGCGATACCCTTGAGTGCATCGCGTTGCGGCACGGGGACCAAAAGCACACCCTTACCTTTGGGAATAAAAGCAAACATCAAGCCTGCTTCCCAATGCTGTGCCGACCGGATCGCCTTGGGGATGGATATCTGGAACTTTGAGGAAAGTGTCGCTGTCTCGGGCATTTTTCGTACCTTCTCTTTATCGATATAGCAAATGTAAGACATCCAAAGTCTACTTTCAAGCTTAACCATGACAAACGGCCAATCACTCGCGCGCCGCTGTTGCCGCCCGTTGAGGCGGTGATGGTGCGCAAAATCAACCAGCAAATCGAGGCCAGCTATGAGTGAAAAACGCGTCAGTGTCCGTTTGTCCGCAACGGGTGGCAAGCAGGTCAAGGCTGAGCTGACAGGTGTGGGCGAGGCTGGTGCCAAGGGCATGGGGCGGCTCGCGCGCGAGACCGAGATCGCCAATGCCAAGCTGGCGGCTTTTGCGCGCCGCGCAAAGGTGTTTGCGGCGGCAACTGCGGTCGCTGCGGTGGCGGCTGGTGCGGCTATGGTGCGGTCCGGCTTGCAGACGATTGATGCGCAGGCCAAGCTGGCGCAGTCGCTGGGTACCACGGTGGGCAGTATCCAAGTGCTGGAGCGCGCAGGTGATCTGGCCGGTGTATCGATAGGCGAGATCGAACAGGCCACAGCGCAGCTGACGCGCAGGCTGTCACAAGCGGCCTCGGGTACTGGACCCGCGGCCGCCGCTTTGGATAAGCTCCAGCTGTCCGCTGCTGAGTTGCAGCGGCTCCCGTTGGATGAGCGCATCGCCCTGATCCAGGAGAGGCTGTCCGAGTTTGTGCCCGAGGCGCAGCGTGCTGCTGTGGCCTCACAGCTCTTTGGTGATCGCGCATCTCTGGTGTTCACGCGCATCGACAGCGCCACGCTGCGGCAGGCCAATAAGGACCTAATCGACTTTGGGGTCATTGTCTCTGAACAAGACGCAGAACAAATCGAGGTGACCAACGATGCCATATCGCGGCTAGGGCTGCTGTGGCGTGGTGTGACCAATCAACTGACCGTCGCCGTGGCCCCCGCGCTTGAGGCAGTGGTCAACGGGCTGGTGGCGTTTGCAAAGGTGACGGGCCCACTGGGTGTGGCGATCCGCTTCACCTTTGACAACCTGACGCGTTTCGCCACCTATGCTGCGACCTTCGTGGGGCTGATGGCCGGGCGTTGGATGCTGGCCATGGGGCGCGCGGCGCTGTCGGTCAAAGGTCTGACCACGGCATTCGTGTTTCTGCGCGGTGCTATCATCCGCACTGGCATTGGCGCGCTCATCGTGGGTGCGGGCGAGTTGGTCTTCTGGTTCACCAAGCTGGTGAGTGGCGCCGGTGGCTTTGGCAATGCGCTCGCGCTTTTGAAGGATGTAGCAGCTGAAGTCTGGAGCCGGATCAAGATGGGCGCCTCCGCAGCAGGTGCGGCAGCTACAGCGATGTTTTACGACATCAAGTCCGATGCAGCCGCGGGCATGGCTTCGGCGATCGAGAGTGTTGTAGGTTTTGGCAATGCGACAGCCAACACCTTTGAAGGCGCTCTTCTGGCCGTGAAAGAGATCTGGTCGCGCCTGCCCAGCGTGATTGGCGATCTGGTGTTCACAGCGGCCAACCGCATGCTCGACGGCATTGGGGCAATGCTGAACGGAGCCCTCGGGCGAATTGACGCTTTTACCGGCAAGATCCGAGATGCGCTGGCAGCCGTCGGGATTGAGACAACCTTTGGCCAGATTGGCGAGATCAGCCTTGGTGATATTACAAACCCCTTTGCCGGGGCCTCAGCCGAGGCGGGCACGGCGGCGGCAGAAGCGTTCCAGCGCGCCTTTGCCAAAAATCCCCTGACCGCCCCTGATCTTGGTCTGAGCGGCCTTGCCACTGACGCGCTTGCGACCGCAAATAGCTACCGCCAGGCGGCGAGCGATCTTGCCGCAGGTGCCACACTGCCGCTGGCAAGCTGGCAGGCGCTGCGCGATGCGGTCAGCGGTGCTGACGCAGAGGGCGAAGATGCGCTCAGCGGGGCTGCGACCTCGGCGGCAGTGCTCACCGCCGAGTTAGAAGATACAGAAACGGCTGCCACCCGTGCTGGGGCCGCGGCCCGGCAGGCGGGTACCGATGCCAAAGAGGGTGGTGATGTGGCGGCGACCGGGTGGCGCGCTGTTGCCCAAGGTCTGTCGCAATACGCGGATCAGGCGCTGGATTGGGGCAAGAGTCTGAGCGACACACTGGTCGGTGCCTTCCGGTCAGCAGAGAATGCGTTTCGCGATTTTGTGAAGACGGGGAAAGTTGATTTCAAGGGGCTGATTGCGTCAATCCTGACGGACCTTGCGGTGCTGCAATTCCGTAAAGCCGTGCTGGGCCCGATCGCAAACGCCCTGAGCTCAGCTTTTGCAGGCCCTGGTATTGGGGGAAGCGTCGCTGCGGCAGTATCGCACACGGGCGGCATGGTCGGCATTTCGGGGTATACCCGCTCGGTGCCTGCCATGGCCTTTGCGGGCGCACCGCGGATGCACGCAGGTGGCATGGCCGGTCTGCGGCCCGATGAGGTGCCAACCATCCTACAGCGTGGTGAGCGGGTACTGAACAGGCGCGAGACCGCGCAATATGGCGCAAGGACTGGCCCCCATCCGGTAGAGATCACCGTCAATGTGCAGGGTGCCCGTGGCAATCGCGAGATTGAGGAAATGGTCGACCGTGGCGTCAGCGGCGCACTGCAGCAATATGACCGGCTGATTGCACCGCGCACGGTGGCACGCGTCAGCCAAGACCCAAGGCGGAGCGGCTGATGGCGCTGAGTTATCCCCTGACTTATCCGCAGTTTCTCGGCGCGCTGCGCGTTGAGGAGGTGACGTTCCGGCTGTCGCACCCGCAAGAGCACACGCGGCTTGGCGACGGCACAGTGATCAGCGCGAGCCTTGGGGCATCGCTGTGGACAGGCACGATCCGGCTTGCGCAGGCCAACCATCCGCGCCATGCGCAAATGGAGGCGCTACTGGCACTGATGGATCAGCCAGAGGCGACATTTCGGTGCCATGATCCGCGCTACATCGGCCCGGCAAGCGATCCTGCCGGTTTGATCCTTGGCAGCCGCACGGTCACCATCCACACGGTGGCCAGCAATATGCGTGAGCTGCGCATCACCGGGCTGCCAAGCGGATATGTGCTGTCGTCGGGCGACATGCTGTCGTTTGAATATGGCAGCAGCCCCGTTCGCCATGCGCTGCACCGCATTGTGGTGGGTGGCACAGCCTCTGGCACTGGTCTTTCACCCTTTCTGGAAGTGGTGCCCAACCTGCGCCCGGGCGCTGTTGCGCCATTGCCTGTCTCCTTGGTCCGACCGGCCTGCAAAGCACGGCTTCTGCCCGACCCGGGATACGGGTCAGGACGTCAGGCGATCAGCCGCGGTGCTGGCTTCGATTTCATTCAGACGCTAAGGTGAGCCATGTAGACGATGGTCACATCAGCCAATTGCTATTTAACTGGCTGGCGCGAGCCACGGATTGATCA